ACATCACCTACTACACCTAAAGGATTACATCATGGACTTTCACGGTGATGGTGGTTCCATGAACCACACCAATTTGCTTGATTACATCAAAAATCAATTGCCTAATGAGTTGACCACTTTGGTCAATTTGCAAGCTGAACTGGCGCAACGACAAGGTGCAATGAACACAGTAGCCGAAACGCTTGCTGCCCGTGACGAGGCTAAAGCTGCACTAGAAACTGCAAAAGCACAGGCCGACGATATGCTAGCGCAAGCCAAAGACAAGCTAGCCGCAGCTAAAGCTAAAGCCGCAGCAGCAGACGTTAAGGACGCTGAAACAACCAAGGCAGCGGCTGATTTTGCTGCTGCTTCCGACGCTAAGTCTGCTGAATTGGCGACATGGGAAAAGAAGCTAGGTGACAAAGAAGCGGACATTGCATACCGCCAAGACAAACTTACCGCTGCGGAAAACGCAGTCATTCAAGATCGTGCGGCATTAGAGGCACGGGTTAAAGCATTCCAGGACAAGGTTGCTGCGCTAAACGCATAAAGGGTTTTTATGACCGTCAATCTTTCTTTGCTGGCAGGGGCTGGTGCTCAGTTTTTTGACAACAATGGCGTTCCATTAGTTGGCGGCCTTGTTTACACTTACACAGCCGGAACAACCACGCCTCAAGCTGCGTACACAACCAGTTCTGGCTCAACAGCCCACACTAACCCAATTGTTTTGGATTCGGCTGGCCGAGTGCCATCTGGCGGTGAAATTTGGTTGACTGATGCAGTTGCGTACAAATTTGTTACCAAAACATCTGCTGCTGTTTTGATTGGCACTTATGACAATGTGACGGGCAACTCAAGTGGCATTTATGCAGCTTTTGCTGCGTCATCTGGTTCATCTTTGGTTGGATATATCCAAGGCGGCACAAATTCTGTAGCTACTACGGTGCAGGCTAAATTGCGCGAATCGGTAAGTGTCAAAGATTTTGGCGCTAAAGGCGATGGCACGACTAACGACACCGCAGCCATTCAAGCCGCCCTAAACGCAAGCACCATTGTTTATTTTCCGCAAGGCACATATTTAACTGGCGCACTTACTTTAAGCCAAAATCAAAAAATATATGGTTTTGGTGCTACGTTGTCTTATTCCGCTACGACTGGAACTTTGCTTCAATGCTACAACGGGTCTGATCCACTACAAACTTCAAATTACTCAGAAGTTAATGGGTTTATTTTGCTCGGCAGCCAAAGCCTTACAACAGGTTCCATTGGATTAGATGCAGGAACTTCAGCGCGATTAATTTTGCGTGATGTTAGATGCCAAAATTTTGATGTTGGCTTTAAGATTTATGGTGCTCAGTTTGGAAGCGCATACTCAACAAAAGCATACGCTTGTAATGTTGGTTTGTATATTAAACCAACTGTTTCTGGTGGCGGTTCTAACTCTTGGTCTTTTTATGATTACCAAGGTGTTGGTAACTTTATAGCCGCAGTTCTTACCAACAATACTTCATCGTATCCTAATCACTCTATTTACTTTAGAAATCCAAGTTTGTTAGCTAATGCGGGAGTGAGTTTTGCTTCTTTTAATTGCGAAAACATCACAATGGATGGTGGAGCGCCAGAACAAAATAATACTTCTTTGTCTTCATATACTTTTGATGGGCTAACTATTCCAGTTTGTTCAATGTATGTAAATAACACTTCATTAAACATAACCAATTTTGATTGCGCTGAAGCGACAGTAACTCCATTTCTAAAAGCAGAAAACAACAGTTTTGTTTCTTTGTATGGCTTTAAGGGATATGGATTAACCACAGGTACTATTTTTACCGCCGATTCTACTTCTGGTGTTGTATCAAATGGAGACATTGGTACACCATCACAATACAGCAACTTTATTGGAAATCCAATAGTTTCTATTGCAAGTAGTACAGCTACAGGTTTCCAATGTATGGATAATGCTTACCAAAGCATTTCAATTGCAAACGAAGCAACTAGCCCACTTACAACTTCACTCTCTAATTTTAATGGCGCATCTTCTAGCACTGTTTGGGATTCAACAAGAGGGTTAGTTGGGCAATTAGTTTTTAATGCTTCTGCTGGTAATCAAGATACAAATCGAGTTCGTTTTGCTGCCACTGCAAATAATGCGGGCATGGCGGTAATGGGGTTGTCTGTTATGTCTTCTGTAGACACCACAATAAAATTTGGTGTGTATGGATCATCTTTTCAAACATCTCAAAAATCTTTTAGCTTGTTGGCTGGCGTTTGGTATCGGCTGTATAACGTAATTGCAAATACAGCAGTTGTTGCTGGCAGCTATTACGTTTTATATCCAACCACTGCTGAAGGCGCAACAATTCAAGTTAGCCAAGCGCAAATACTTAGTTATGCAACTAAGACCGCAGCGGCTGTCCAAGGAATTACTAATGTTTTAGCTGGAGCATATAACCCAAAAATTGGCGCAGTTCATTTTGGACGCCAAGCGAGCTCTATACCGACGACTGGAACATGGGTCGTTGGTGATGTTGTGTATAACTCTGCTCCAGCATCTGCGGGATATATAGGTTGGGTTTGTACGGTTGCGGGAACGCCTGGCACTTGGAAGACATTTGGCTTAATTAGCTAATATGGCTAATAGCAAAATATCCGCGCTGACTTCTGCTACCACGCCTTTGGCGGGTACGGAAGTTTTGCCTGTTGTGCAAAGCGGTGCTACTACGCAAGTAACTGTCGCCAACTTAACTGCTGGCAGAGTAGTAACTATGTCTGGTTTGGGTGTCGGGGTAACACCACCAACACAATTAGTAGAATTTCAAGCTGCTAACCCAACTTTACAAATTTCAGCTTCTGGAACTGGCGGCTCAACAAATAAAATAATATTTAAAACTGGATTTTCTGGAACTAACGGAGATCAATACATTGCTGGCATTAACGGTGAACTTAGAATTAGTGGTTCTACTGTTGGTGGAACAAATGCTTTTGTAACTGTTTACAGTGGCGGTGCTGAAAGAGTACGAATTACTAATGCAGGCGATGCAAACATAGTCACAGGTAATGTAGTTCAAGGCACAGCAGCCAAAGGCTTTAACTTTACCGCCAACACTCCTGCGGCGGGCATGACCAGCCAATTACTAAATTGGTATGAAGAAGGCACATGGACCCCCAACCAAGGCGCTGGATTGACTCTTGTTGGAGCATTTAGCTCAACTGGGCGATATACGCGAATTGGGCGGCAAGTTAGCATAAGCGGAACGGTTACCGGCGCAACCAGTGTGGCGGTAACTGCGGCGGGAGTCATCACAAGCAATCTACCATTTACTGTAGTTACAGCAGGACATGGAGGCGCAACCAATGTGGCGGTTAACGCCGCTGCCACTGTTATTTGCACAAGCACAAGCGTAACATCGGCAAGCGCAATTGCTGCAACGGGAACAATCACGTTTTCTGCCACATACTTTGTCTAAGGGACGCCATGTTAGAAAAACAAACAATCATTGATCGAATTGAAATTTCGCAAGACCAAACGGTTGCTGTGCGTTACCTTGTAATCATTACTGAAGACGGTAATCTTTTAGCAGAACAAGTAAAAGGCAATTACATTCGTCCTGGAGATGATTACAGCGCTGAAGATGCTAAAGTTCAGGCTATTTGCGCTACTGTACATACACCAGAAGTGATAGCTACTTATCAAGCAAACCAAATTCCAGCATAATGCTGTAAAACCGTACTGGTGCGTTCACCAGGGATTCTATGGAATCACAAATGTCAGAAGAAAGCCTAGCGGTAGTTGACCCCGCGCCGGAACAGGTGGCAACGGCTGCACCTGAACCCGTAGTAGAAGCGCCGGAAGTAGCTGAAGAACAGCAATCTAAAACTTTCACACAGGAAGAATTGGACGCTGCAATCGGCAAACGCCTTGCAAGAGAGCAAAGGAAATGGGAACGGGAACAAGCGCAGAGACAAGCGGAAACGCAAACTCTCAGAGCAGCGCCGGTTCAATCTGTCGATCAATTTGAAAGTGCAGAGGCTTATGCCGACGCGCTGGCTTTGCAAAAAGCCGAGCAATTGATTGCACAGCGTGAAGCAGCAAAGCAGCAGTCGCAAGTTCTTGAAAGCTATCACGAGAAGGAAGAAGAAGCGCGGAGCAAATACGAGGACTTTGAACAAGTTGCGTACAACCCCAAACTTCCAATTACCAACGTGATGGCTGAGGCAATCCAATCTTCGGATATTGGGCCTGAGTTGGCTTACCATCTCGGCACAAACCCCAAGGAAGCGGAACGCATTTCCAAACTGTCGCCACTCGGTCAGGCTAAAGAGATTGGAAGGATTGAGGCCAAACTGGCAGCAAGCCCTCCTGTGAAACGTACATCGTCAGCGCCAGCGCCTATTTCGCCTGTCTCTGCCCGATCCACTGGATCACCGGCTTATGACACTACGGACCCACGGTCTATCAAGACTATGACGGATTCGCAGTGGATTGAAGCTGAACGGGCACGGCAGATGAAGAAGTTGCAAGCGCAGGCTAACCGCTAATTTTTTTTTCTTAAAGGACTTATTCCATGTCTAACAGTATCTTAACCATTGACATGATTACCCGAAAGGCTCTCGAAATCCTCGAGAACAATCTGGTACTCACCCGTAACGTAAACCGTCAGTACGACGACAGCTTTGCTGTTGAAGGTGC